TACAGGTTGACCGGATCCCGCGAACTTCTGAACCCTTAACTCCTTCTTCGTCTTCTTTAAGCTTATATTTCTTCATTGCAACAATGATACTCGAAGCAAACATAAATCCTGAACCACCAGAAATCTTATCATCGGGATCAAACATGTCTTGACTTGCATACGTATGGTTGGTAACAACCATGCCCATATTTAGATCACCGAACATGTTTACACAGTTAGAAACAAATGCCTTTAGTTGTTTTGCCTTACGGCCCATATCGCCCTTCATGTCACCTGCTTGGAATTGATTTACTTCCGTAGGGGTCAATAGCATGCCAAGAGAATCAATAATGAAGAGGATTTTGGGTCTATCTTCTCTGGGAATGTCCATATGATCTTCTTTATATGATTTCACGAAATCATGAATGATCTTTGCAACATCATCGATCATGGATGCGCTAATACGGAGTAATTTATCCTCCGACGTGTCAACACCCAGTGGCTGAAGCCACTTCTCGTCTAGTGCATTTTCTGTGTCTATCATAACAACAAAAATACCCTGCTCCTGTGCAGCTTTTGCGATGTTACCGGAAACTATGTAGGATTTGCCGGCGCCGGACTCGCCCGCAAAAACTGTTACCTTGCCCATAGGGACACCTCTAAAGAAGTCTCCACTTATAAGAAAGTTTAATCCATATGAACCTGTGCTAACCCAAGTATCCGGATCATTAAATCCTGTTGAGATACCTGTAATACTTTTAGTCACAGATTTACGAAATTTTGAAATGTCAAATGGCTTTGCCATAGGTTACTCCTTAGTAGTATAATGGGGCGAGTATTTACACTCGCCCCTGTTAAAAGTTATTTGTTCCGGTTACGGAGCATTGCAAGGATCTCTTGCGGAGATTTTCCAGCTGTCGCTGTCGCTTCTTCCTTAACTTCTTCAACTACTGTCTTTGGAGGATCCGATGCAAATGGTGAATCCTGGTCGGCTGATTCCTGCACGGCGGGCGCCGGCGCCGGCGCTGCCACCTTTGCTGGTGCAGAACGCACTGGCCTCTTCGGTTCGTCACCGTCATCATCTGCAGATGATGAATCAAATCCGTACGGCTTATAGTGCTGTGCCCAGCGTGAAGGGTCATACATCTCACCGTCTAAAGAAGCTTGGAACATTTCAAACATAATGCTGAGTTGTTCGGGTGTCGGGCGCTTTGGCAAATATGATGCAAGGTCTACGAGACCATATTGGTCGATGGCGTCCTGCATTTCTTCTGTAATGCTAGACTCCTTCCTGGCCCACTTAGATGTACCATAGTCCGAATAACCGCCTTTGCTAGTCTTAGCAACGATAAGGTCTGTACCATTCACATAGTGAACAGGACTATTTTCCATATCAGGGTCCATCAGCGCAGCTTTGATGATCGCAAAGATTTGCGGGCCAATAATGAACTTGCGAATTGGATTTTCTGGGGGATCACTCTCATTCATCGGGTCTTGCTTTACAAAACCTTGGGCAAAGAATGTTCTCTTAATCCAATACTTACGTGCTGTTTCTTCTAAAGATTTCTCTCTCCACATTGGGCGAACTTCATTTAGGATGGGGCAAGTATTTTTACCTGTCCACATCTCGACGCAAGGCACTTGAACTGTAACTGGTTTATTTTCGTCTTGTCCAAGAATACCCGGGTATTCTAACTTAATCATCTGTCGCTCTGTCCAGAAGAAAGTGTTGTCTTCGTTTGCGTCGGGGAGGAATCGAAGGATTGTTGATGTACCTTCAGGAATATTCCAATGGGGGTATGTAGATTTGTCTGAAAAGCCACTTGGGCCTTTGCGTGTGTCTAGTGCTTGTAATTTCTTACGGATTTCGTCTAATGTTTTTGACATGATTTTATATTTCCTATGCTTATGCTTTAACGCTATTAATCGAGTTGCAGCCTACTCGGGACACGTTAATCCCTTTCGCGCTATACCTACTACATTTCGTACAGCAACTAGTATACGAAAATTCTATGTGTTTGTCAAGAACTCCTTAGTAGAACTTCTTAATATATTTATCATAATAAGAATCCAAGTCTCTAGATTCTTTAATTTCTGTCTTACCGGAAACTCTTTCTTCAACCCTTGCACTCTCAAACACTTGTGCTAGGACTGCCTTCTCGAAGTTATTTATTTCACCATCTCTCGAAAGCTTAGACCCGATTTTTCCAACGAAGCCGGAAAGTTCTTCATTTTCAATAATCCTTAATGCAAGTTCGCTCAACTTAAATCCTAAACGTGCATTGTCGCTCGAGAATTCGAACATCGGTGTTGTGCTTATTGATTCACGACGCAAAAGCACAGTGTTGGCGGCAGCTTCTTCTATACGCTTGTGGAATGTATCTTTTTCTTGAACCAGTTGTTTAACAATTGGCAACACTTCTTCAAACTTCTCATCAAACCTACGAATGGTAAAAAGGTCCTTCAGGCCAGACACATCATCTTCTTCGAGAGGGGTCCTTTCGAATGTCTCGACTCTGGCCTTGACTGTTTCATAGGTCTTCGAACCTGTCAACTTCTTTAGTTCGGTTCGAATGGTTTCGATGTTTTCCTTGATGGTCTCGATGATGCCGGAGCTGTCTTCATTAATCAATTTGTTAGTCGTAACATAACGATTGAATGATTGGAGCTTTATTAACTGTTCAGTATTTTCTGTAATGTAAGCACCAACTTTATCTATCATTGAGCCGCCGTGTGCCAAGTGCTGTGCCATTGCCCTTGCGCCGGGCAAGTAGTTCTGTGGGAAACGGAATCTCTCTCCGTTGCATTCTAGGAATATCGAGGCAATGTGGCGGCTGCGGGCGCCACGTACATTCTCGTCCACAGGTGTCTTGTGCTTAACGAGAATTCTAACATTTTCCAAGGTTTGCTGAGAAGTCTTTAGTGAACCAAACATCTTGCTAAAACTTTCAGTGATAGCTTCTTCCATGCTTCTCCCATATACTGGGTCCTTACCCATGTACTGAATGACTTCGACTTTGTTGTCGTCTACAAGGGCGTTTAGTGATCTTTGAATATCATTCAAATCACTACCGGGAATTTTGTCGGCCAGTTGAGCTGCTGTCATACCAGAACCATAACTTAGTTCATGATATACTTTACCTAACATTAGACTATTTGTTTTAAAACTTTCCATCATAGACGGCTCCTCTCCGGCTTTTGCCTCATACGAAAAATCTCTAGGTTTTATTGATTTTCCAAAAACTTCTATATCCGAATTCATCATAAATTCGTCTGCTAAACTTCGAATTTTTTTCTGAATTTGTAATACTTCTTCGCCCGAGTCGCGGCCTTTGTTAAACTCTACTGTATTTCCTTCTTCGTCAATAGAAATCATTATATTTGGACGAAGTACAAAAAATCTTCTGGCTTCATTCGGATTAGCTGTGGAGGCGCCGGCTGCGTCAAAGAGCTTCACCTTCAATGAGAAGCCTTTTAGCAATGAAAACACTTTACCTGCAAGATCATCTAACTTAACCATCTTAAACCTTTATATTTCTCTTATTTAGCTCTTGCCTCAATGCAAGCAATTTATTTCCTTGCTTAGAAATTGCGTTGCGTATTTCCCCGGCCTGTTTTTTATCTATCCTGCCGAGAACATCATTGATGATTTCCTCAACCGCTGCATTTTGCTTGCCAGCTTCTGTGTCTCTCGCCTTAGGTCGGGATACAACTTCGTCATCTTCATCGCCAGAATCAGACTCTAAGTTACCTAGTTTTTTTATAAATCTATCACGAGCATGAATTGATGCCAGTACACCGTCTTTTAATTTCTGATTCTTCGTACCGTTTGCTATCTTAAGCAATTTATCTAGAAGTTGCTCCTCAATGCTAGAAAAATTCTTATCATGCGTTCCTAGAAATCCCTGAAGGTCTGATCTCAGTCCATGTGGCAATGATTTTGCAAAGTTATACAGAGCTGCCTTAAATCTCGTAAAATATACATCGTGAAACCATGCACTTTTCTGACCACCTGAAACTAATTTAAACCCGGCCAGATTTCCTTTATTATAGTGCATCTTCTCAGCCATAATAGTCAGGCGGTGATATAACTGTGGTAACTCAGTTGTCAGAATGTCTACGATATTCTTCTGTGAAGCAGAAACAGAAACATTCTCGGTGATAATTTCAAATATCTTCATAAACTGTATTTATCTATTTAACTGCAAATTCCGGATCGGGTGATCTGAAGTTTTGCTTTCTCATAACTGTTTTTGCAATTACAGATTTCCCACTGTCTGTGTCTTTTATTACAAATGGTAAATTTATCTGTGTAGTCAAGTCCTTCATTACTGCTTCATATCTGTCATCTAATTTCTGAATTGCTTTCCCATACAGCTCATACTCTCTTTTGAATAATCTTACCAATTCTGCTGAGGAAATAGGTTTCCCATTTCGGTCATCGTTAAGCCTGTCGACGAAATGTTTTGTAAACTCTACATCAATACCCAGTTTTGACCAGAGTCTATCTGCAAATGTTTCCACTTGAGATAACTCCGATGAAGTAATTTCAAACAATCTCATATAAACACCGGCATTGGAGCATCATAATTTGAATCATCGTCCGCCGCAATGTTACTATTAATTGCGGCTTGTGACTTGTCGTCCCATGTAGAAATATAATCCGTCATCCTCAATGCAAGTATCATGGCCATGATCAGATCGTCCGTCTGACCAATCCGTGCCTCGAAAGTGTTCCCCCTTGATACAAACACTTTGAGCTCAGATAATATTCCCTTAGAATTTAACTTCAGTCGTTGTGACTCAAGAAGAAACTTCAACTTTGCACATGCTTCTAGTTTTGACTTATTGGTCGTAACAAATCCGGCCCGGCGGCCTGTTTTGCCTTGAAGCCTGTTCTTAGGATCATGCAGCATTGTTCCAGGAAAGTTTTCTTCTCCTGTATCGCGAATGACAACAAGAGCTGCCTCGCCCAGAGTGTTACTTTCAACTGACCAATATATTTCAGGCTTACCGGACTGGTATAATTCTTCCAAAATATTTCTCATCGTCTTAACTTGTTCTTCAACAGGCGCCTTGTTGTTACTCCACTCTCCGACTTGAACCAACGTAGGGAGCTCGATTATTTGGATTGCTGCATTATCGCCACCGGTACCCATTGATGGGTCGAGGGCAACGACATAAGTGAGCTCAGATCTAATAGGTGCGTACCAACGCACTTGTCCTGTTTTTCTAATAGGCTGTATAGACGTAAGCTGGCTGAGCTTAACTGGGTTTATCAAAGTTTCTTCGAATGTAATGAACTGGCATTCATGTTCGCGAAGGAATCTGTCTTCACCCAATGCTGCTAATTCAGAATCTGCCCATACTTGATCGCGATCAGGATGTGATTTCCATGTAGAAATATATGGCGCAAAGCCGTTGACTCCGACTGTTGTTTCATTGCCGTGTGCATCGACTAGTTTGTTTGCACCGAACCAAATGTCTGCGAACTGATCTTCGTCAGTGTTCGGTGTTGATGTAATAATACACTTACCACCCGTTGACAATGTAGGAGATAGTGAAGTCCAAAATTCTTTTGCAATATTTGGTTCTACGAATGCAAATTCGTCCAAGTAAACAAGTGATAATGACATACCACGACCAGTGTTTTCTGTTGTAGTTGTTGCAACAATTCTGGACCCATTATCAAAGTCTACAGAACGCTTGTTATAAGCCTTTACACCTGCCCTGATGTGGTCAGGTACAGACTCGTATGCATACCTGACTCTGTGCATAATTTCTTGGGCGCCATCGTACTTGTTAGATGCAATCAAAATTGTCGCATCATCAACAAACATTGCATACCAAAGCAAATACCCTGCAGCAACAGTAGTCTTACCCATCTGGCGACTAACCATATTTATTGAACGCTTAGAGTTGTGATAGTTATTGATTAGATCAATCTGAAAGTCATATAGTTCCAGCTTTTGTCTTCCCTTCATAGGGTGCTGAATGTACATAAAATTCGTAATAAAATACTCGGGCCCTGATACTGGATCCAAACATGCCTTTAGTTCGTCTATTTGCTCTTTTGTGTAAGAGACCTTCGTATAGGCACGCTTAACAAGTTTATCGTCTTGATAAATTGCCACTATTAATCCCTGTAGTCGTAATGATCATCGGACGGCTGAGCTGATTTGGCTGCTGAATCAAACTGCGAACCAAGTACGTTTTTATAAATCTCCGGATTTAACAACTGTTGCAGTGATTGCGGGTAGAGATTGTTCTTAAACGTATCAAAGTCGACGTCATCATCGCCATACATGAAGTCACCGTTTGGTGTAAAATTCACAGACTCTACTTCAATTTCGCCAGACGTGGCATAGTCCACTTCCCGGAACGTGTCTGATTCTGGACCTGCGGGGCCGGCTACGTCAATCTCGTCTGTATCCCATTCTAGATCTGATCTTGCAATAACATCTACGGAATAATAAACTTCTATAGGTTTTCCTGACTTATTTAGAACTTTGGCCACAAGCCCAATTGTACCGTTAAAAGTTACGCTATCGCCGGACAACTTCACATTGTCAAAAAATTCCTGCACCTGTATGTCACTAACTACAGACTCATTTAACTTTTTTTTTGGTGTCACAGTGCAGACTCTTTTAGGAAACTTCTGTATGCATATACAAGCTCTTTATGTGCCTCATCCACTTGCATTTTCTTCTGCTCTGGATTATCACCGTGGCGGGCGCCTGAAGGTCCTGTGGACTTCACGACCGGTCCATCTGCACCGTTAGGGAAAAAGTCATCGCCACAAACTGTGTTGACGTCGTTATATCCGTTTTGGATATCTTCCTCCATACCAAATCTCTTCGAATATGCACTTCCTTGAACTCGGTTGCCTTCGCCTGCTAGCAACATGTCATAGAGCATTTTAACAACGCCCATAGTATTTCTAGTCTGTTCTAAACGAGATAACAGATATGCTTTCTTTTCATCTTTAGTAGATGTTTTAGAAATTAGTTCTGCACCTTTCTGCTTTGCTGCTTCGTGTGGCAGTTTTGCCATAGCATTGATTTCGTTTGCATTTAGGACTTCTGGCAGTTTTCTATCTGCTGATTCTTCCATATCATCGCCATAGTACCCGTAATCCTCATCGGATCCTTGGCCTGCAGATGCCATTGCTGAATCGAAATCACCATCCATGCCATCATCATAATCATCCGGATTTTCCATTTCGTCGTTAACTGCATTCATAATGTGGCTAATTTCAGCCTCATTATATCCTTGCTGCCTTAGTTCATCAACGACTCTGGCACTGGCATCACCCCAGTCCATCTGGGCCGCATCCATTGCGGTTAATCTTTCCATTGCAAACCCTACTGCCGCATCTAAATCACTCATTGCACTTTCCTCCATTGCACATGCTTCAGCAGCATTTTCCGGATTATCCTGATTGCAAGAAACAACTTGTGCAGGTGATTCAGGTTCTTCCATCATTGATTCTTCGTGTGCTTTTTTGTTCTTATTGTCAAGGTATCCGCGCTTGTTAGCTGTAGCCCAAGCAATGTCTTCGGCTTCTTTATCGGATTTGCCCGAATCTTTTTCGCTCTTAGCAATGTGGCCTACCATTCGGTCAACCTTAGATCCCTCATCAAACT